CCTCCAAGGCCTTTTCCCAAAGCGGGTGTGTTTTTTTGAGCGGCAAATTTGTGATTACGCAGCGGCCAGATTCGACGGCATTTTTTGCCCATTGGACAGCTTCGTAAGACTTGCCCGCACCCGGGACACCGAGGATAGCTTGAACGGTCACGCGATAACCTTTCTTAGAGTTTCCAAGGCCGCTATCTCATGAGCGACGAGACCGACGAAAACGTGAAGGGTATCTGCGGATTTTCGTTTAGACGCATTGAGAATGCCCGCGTTCAATGATTTTTCGTCACGGTCGTAAACGCAGATTTTCGCGAGTTCGTGAAGGTCCAAAGCAATGTAACTGGAACATTGGCTGGACCTAGTAATTTCACCATCGAGGGAGGAGTCCGAGAAGTTGACGCGGCCCCTATATCCCGAGCGCGTAACAACCCCATCTATTTCGATTGATAGGCCGACTGTGCGGTCCTCAACGCCAGTTACTTGGGAACCACCATCCGTGACGATTACGTTGCCCTGAACGCGGTCGGAAGAGGATATGGACGCCCTTGATATTCCATCGGTCACAACTTCGATTGAGCGCCAGCCCGAAGACCGAGCGAGAGCCGCCGAGAGTGTTACCGCATCAAAGATATTTTGCGACGGTATGCGACCGTTAAAACCATCCACATCAGCACCAAAAGACAGGTTCCGAGCGTCAGACCCGATAAGCACAAAGAGACGGGCAACGGGTTTAGGCTTATCCATTTTAACAAGGATGTTACGTGCAGCCCGAACATTGAGAGGACTTCCGCTAAGGACAATCCGAGAGCCCACGAATACAGACGGAGGGCAGGTTCCAACATCAGATACAGGAACGAGAGGAGCAAGCAACTCGACAGAAACGTGTAACGGCGTGAAGATATATTCTTCGCATTCATTTTTTGAGACATTTTCGGAGACCTCTAGGACTAAATCGAAATGGCGCGGGTCGTTGGCAACGAGCAGCCATTGTTTATTTTTAAGACGGGAGACAACAAGCCTATCAGTGAGGCCGAAGGTTTCAGCAACGGCGGTCAAATTAACCTCGGTCGTGACTAGGCGATATGAAACCAAATCGCGAGCCGTATCGACGGCTTTGATGAAACGTTGCGTAACGTCCAAATTGTCATTCGTGCCAAGGCAAAGCGTGAGATTCGATATTAGTGTGCACTGCACTTCATAACGAGCATTGATCACGGCGGCGGTATCGGGCGAGAGTTTTATAGGGCTTATGAGGTATCCATCGCTTGGCCGAGTGCCTTGCGTCGTGGAGGCCGTGAAGATTGCTTTTTTACCTTCCCACTTCACTTGAACCCCGAGCATCGAGCCGACGATTTCCACAAGGTCGTATATTTCCTCGGAGGTCGACACTGTGAGGTCTAGAGTGACCGAGGAGTTCACCAACAATTGTTCCTCTGCAATGAATTGAAGGTCAGTGAATTCGGAGATTCGACGCAGGATTAAATCAACGGGAACGTCAGTGAATGCGAACCTTATTGGCCCTTCGAATTTGGTGCGTCTGATTCTTTGGCTTTTGGCCGTTGTTGCTTTGCCGTCTTTACTTCCCGATATAATCTGCGGGCGAGATAATACAGGCGAATGAATGGACCCGTCGACGGGATAAGGTTCCTCAACAACCTTAAAGTCAGCCAAGACGATATGCGATTTCGGTTCGACATGTTTGCAGCCTCCAAGCAGCAGTAAGGATGGAATAACCGCGCGCGGAATTACGTGCGGCGGTAACACCATCGGAAAAGGAAAAATGTGATTTTTGGGCTTGATGAAGAAGCAATATATTGGCTCCAATATCCCATTAAGAAAAGCCGGAATTGAAACGCTGCGAGGACCAATCAGACTAGAGGACGTCTTGTCGCGAAACGTGCGGACGGAAAAAGAAAAAGAGGGAACCTTATTTTTGGGACCCTGAATGCTTAATGGTGGGTGACTTAATGTTTTCCAGCCCGTTTGAATGAAACCTTGCAGGGCGGGAGTGATGGGAGGGTCCAAACCCAACAAGCGAGTTATTTTCTTAAATCGTTCTCTGTTCTTCTTTTTAAATGTCATCGTTTTTTCTTTCTCGTTTTTATTTCAATTAAGGCTCTCACAACCCTAATTATTTTTTTAGTCGCGGTCGGGAGGTGAGAAGCAGGGATGAAATTCCTAGCACACACGCGCGAGCGGTTATTATTTGCCAACAATCCCCAAGGTGAACAATCTAGTGAGAAACGCACCGACAGCGCCAGCCAACCAAATAGCGAGGGCCGGCCATAGACCCGCGACGTTGGCGATATCCATGAAACCTGACCCGAAGGTAGAATCATCAAGCGAGATAGCTGGAAAGGGAATCGCGTTGATCAGGCCCGTGAGCAGTCGCAAAATTACATCAAGGATTTTAATAAGGACCCATGAAATACCGCCAAAGACCCATTCGAAAGCGACGGCCAGAACGCCGAGAAGTATCGGAACTAGAGTGAAGTCGAAAATTCGTTTTAATGCGGTAAATAGTGCGCCGAACATTTTTAGAGCCTTTAGTTAAAGAACATTTTGAAAACCGACAGAGCGGCGAACATGAGGAGGATGAAGGGCAGAGCGTTGAACATATTGTTCGAGAAGGCTGGAGCGTCAGGACCATAGACGCAAAAATTGCCATTCGACAAGGAAGACGAACCGCCCATTGCACTCGTGGAAAATCCCTCGCTGGAACCGAAACAAATCGAGGTCGTTGAGCGGGCTGGCTGGTCTATAACCGAACAGATAAAATTTCCCATGTTCGAGGAAGCCAAGCGTTGAGAGGCGTTCCATTTCATCGTTGAAAAAGCTAGTTCCGTTCCCGTGCCAGTTGGGGCCGAGGATTGAGACGCCATGCAGGACCCCGTTCCCATGAATTCCGCGTCAGCGTCTTCGGTCTCTACCATTTCGTCATAGTCGGGGGTAATGCCCGCGCCATATCCGGCTATTTTGTCTCGGGTTCCCGTATAATCGCCTTCAGCAAAATCCGCGCCGTTTTCCGCGTCCACTTCGGACGGTGATAGCAAGGGACCATCTTCCTCTTGATAAGGTGATCTGTCCGATGGACCCATTAGACGGTCCGAGAGTTGCGCTTGCATTCGGACATTGGCGACAAGAAGGCGATTAGTTCGGGCCGCTGCGGTAATTACATTATCGTTTTCTATTCCAGAATCCAAATTGTCCAGTGCGTCGGCAGCGGCGTCGGAGGCGGTGCGGCCCGTTCCGTTGTCAATATTCCATGTGTTATTGTTGAACGGCGCGTTCGGCGGAAGGTTTTGGACCTGTGTCTGGCCTTCGTAAATATCCTGCTGTGTCTCGAGACTATCGGTTTGAAGTTCATTTAGAGCGTCGGCCTTGCAGTTTAGCGCCATGCTGCCTTCCTGAATGCCGAGTTGTGATTTCGCAATAGAGGTTATGTAGCCCAAAATTTTCTTGAGCAGACCACCGCCGCCAGCTTTAGACACGATGAAGTCAAGCGGGTCGCCACAGGTGAAGGCTTCGAAGGCGTCAACAGCATCGTCAAAATCCAAATCGTCCGAGTCACTTGAACCGATTACCCATTCCAAAGGATTACCATAATTTCCCGCCGCAATCGCTTCGAGAAGTTCCGTATTGTCCTGTGTAGTTGGATTACTTGTCGGCGTTGCGTTCGGGTCGGTGCAGTCAACCGCGTTGCAGTCAACGTTTGGATTTGTGAAGCGAACATCGCCTATTAAATCGAAGCAGGTGTCTCCAAAACGGGTTTTAAGCTTTATTTCGAATGAGGTTGTATCAGCTTGCAGGACGCGTGAGGGGGCTGGATTAGACGTTGTGTCCCATAAAATCCATTCATCCATAGGGTGGGGTGAAACATCATGGATGTTACGGTCGAATAAATCGTCATTGTCGTTGTATTGTAGGAGATGCATTTTTGCTCGACTGCTACTTGATGTGTGCAGGTAGCTGGAAAATGGAATGGTTACGTTTGAGCCATTGCCAACAAATGCTGGAGGAACGTCATAGCGGCGAGACACATATTCGTCGCCTTGAGCAAGTTCTATGGAATCGCCAGCCAGTGAGGGGCAAACGGATGTGTTGGCTGTAAAGGCGTCTCCAGACCAAAAATTGTTAGGAACGTCTCCAGCGACGTTTACGGAGACGCTTTGGGACCATGCTGCTGGAGCCAACGCGAATATGAACCCGACCACTATGATCAATGACAGGTCTAGGAAGCTGTAGCGTTTAAGATTCATGTTCGTGACAACGTAGCGCAAAAGATAGATGCAGAGGCAACCCCCGCAAAGAAGACCACAAAACCACCCAATGAGATAAGCATTAAACTGCATCGCCAAAGGCCCCGACCGTGCGCTTCACAACGTGAAGACCGGCAAAGACAATATTAACAGTTACTACAATGGCAATGACAGGAAAAACAGCGTCTAACACTGGGGTGATTATGTCGGCGGTGCAGGCCAGATACTCTGCTGCGCTGGTCAGGTCCCCCGAACAATCGGTTGTTTCGTTTTCCATTATCTGAAAGCCTTCTTTTTGATGCGCCAGTAGACTTGGCCGTTATGAGGGTTTTCGTAATATTCAAGATTATCGTCTTCATTAGTTTCCTCTGTAACCGCTCGGACGGCCTTTCGCGCTAGGAAAATTCCTCTGGAGGATAGCACGAGAGTAATTGCTACAACAGCAATTAAAGTGGTCATAGTGACGAATTCGTAAATCCCTGTGGACGTGGTTTCGCGAGATATAGTCTCGGACGTAGTGGAGACAAATGCACCATCTTCGCCTGACGTAACGATGTTGTTAGGACAGGTTGCAAGTGAAGTGGCAGGACCCGCTGCGATTTGGTCTAGTTGGTTTCGTGCAGGGAGATGTCCAAATCCAGAACCCGAAACGTGATCTATGACAGTGGTGACATCATCATTTTCAGAACGGGTAATCGTCATGGTGTAAACCATGGGGTAGATTGAGCCAGTGGAGGCAGTGACCTCGGTCGACATGCGGCAAACGAGGGTGTCAATCCCTTTACCGCCTAGTAGATTTTGAAAGCCGAATCTTGGAATATCGGACATTTTGGTGTTGAACCTTTGATTGAATAAAAAAAGGGAGGGCGAAAACGATAGACACCCTCCCCCCGATTGCTCGCATTACGTTCCAGCTTAGCCGGAAAACTTGCGAACAGTCTTACGGGCGAAAACGATTCCCACCATTACAATCGTGAGCGTGACAATTGCCAGCCCAGCGCTTTGGATAAGTGGGCCGAGTTCGTAGACGCCAGTTTCAGAACCGACAGTGGAGTCACCCAATAGGCCAACGAAGTTTTGGTCTGATGGAGAAGAGAACTGTGCGAAAGCCGATTGGCCCGCAGCAGCAGCGAGGGTAGTTGAAGCGGCCAGAACAGCGGCCATTTTTTTGATAGAGTTGCGCATGAGTTTTCCTTTTTAGTTGCGAAACAAAGTTAAGGCTTTTGATATTTGAGCCGTTACCCAAGCCAATAGAAACGGCACTAACACAAGAGCCCAACCTAGGCCGTAGAGCAATCCCGCATCAGCTATTGAGGGCATAGCAAATATGGCATTAAACAACGTGGCCAAGTCTTCTTCTCCTGTGAATTCTGGAAACATTACCCGAGAATATCCGACATATCGGCTTTCTTGCGGGCAAAATTTGATTTTTGATCATCGGTCATTGGACCGACGTAGATTAGTTCAGCGTATCGGTTTAATTCCGGCGTGCCGTAGTTGTTCAATTTGAACGCATCGGCAGGGAAGATATAAACACCTTCTGTAAGCTTATTTTCGGGGTCGAAGTAAGTATGTTCATAGGGGAGGGGTCGGGCATAATCGCCAGCCGTGATTACCGCCTCTTGTGAATAGCGGGTCGAAGCCGCTTTGTCTGACCGAGCGGGGATTTCGGTAATTTTTTGCTCTCCGTTTATCAAAACCCGACAGATTGCAATTGTGCTGTTAATATCAATTTTTTTTGGTTCTTTAGCCATTTCGTTTTTCTTTCTCAGTTCGTTTTTTCGGCTTATGCCGTGACACCTTTATGCACGGTTCATCAGAGTTACAAAGCGTTAATTTGGCTAGAAGATTGAATCTTCAATGGTTTTTGCGTTTTTTTTCAATTTTTTGCGAATATGTGGATACTTGATAAAGAAAACGCTCGATTTGCGCGCCTGAACCCGCTTAGCGCGGAACCCGTCGCGCCCATCTTCACGTTAATAATAGTTTTTACAATGTAAGGTGTGTTTTTTGGGGCGCGGTCGAGGGCTAATGGATAAAAGCCCCCAGGAGCGCAGAAAAAGCGATCTTGGGGGCTTTATACCGAGAAACACCAAAAGGGCCATATAGACCCGTTTTAAATTCGACTGTGGGCAGCGTCTTCGCCAGACGGGCAGAGAATTTTTAAGAGGGCTTTCGCCCAAAATTCTCTATCGGCTTAACGGGGAGGACGGTGGCGGCGCATATGGTCAAAAATATCGACGTTGTATTTGGCGAGAACAAAGTCTCGGCAATCGTCGAAGGCAAAAGCGCCATCATCGTAAAGCCTAAAACTCGGCAGCATATCGGACTCGACAATAGCCTTCGTGTTTTTGTAGACCGCTTGCCCATCGTCGTTAATGAAAATTACGCCGTCGCGCTTCATGCCTGAAATTATATGCGCCTGAACGGCTTCACGGACCATTATGGCGACCGAGGACGGAAGAGTATAGGCATCCCCCTCAAATTGGAGTTGTTTGCGATTATGCCAGCCCCAGAAGCGGCCTGAATGCTCCACAACAGTATCGAGTTCAGCCCTATAGGCCTTGGACGCCTGAACGGCTTTACCGACTTCCTTCGTTAGATAATACTTTGCGCGTTTTGGATTTTTCGGATAGCGCACTTCGGTTTGGCGGTTCCCCTTCAAAGGCGTTCCCGTGATATTGGCCCACATCTCTTTTATCCATTGCTGGCAATATGACAGATCCAGTGATGTCCGGCCCGTCTGCAGAACTAAATGATAGTGTGGCGCGCCACGCTTTTGATATTCCAATTTCCATACGCCGCCCCACAAGGGCCAGCTTTTGCGCATAGAGTCCATGAAAGATTTGAATTGGCGCTTTCTTTCGTCTGGTTTTGGCCATGTTCTCGGGTAGGTCAGCGTCACGAAAAGCTGGAGGCCGATTGGTTCCCATAGTGCGCAGGACTTCATAAGCCGCCTTTGCGAATCCCGTGTGAAGTCGGTTATTTCGGAGCGTTTGCCGAAGACATGTTTTTTATTTTCATCCTTGTTAAATTCAGATTCGGCTATTTCGTCTTTCGTATATCCAGCCTCCCCCAAATCGAATGTTTGCGAGTAGACATTTTCGACCGATATTAAGTTTTTTCCGAGGACGAGGAGTCCACGCCTGTCAATAAATTCGCCCGTGTCTGGAAACAGCCAAGGGGTAGCATCTTTGTTTAAATTGAATTTTCGGTGTGTCATTTAGTAGCCCTTTGCGCATTTGTATTCGAGGAGTTCCGTGCGGGTTTCGACGACTCGGACCATCGTGACCCGACACAAGGAAATTTCAATAATTCGAAATCCTTGAGGTTGTATGTCGGAAAAGAGGTTCAGGCGACGACCTTCCGGAAAATAAAAGTTATCATTATCAAATCCCAAGAACGGAACGGACGGGTCAGGCCAGCCGAGTTGCAATGCTATTGGATTTGAAATTGCCTGAACCCTTGAAGGGTCAATTTCTAAGGTGGTCGTGACAGGTTGCGGCGTCGCGGTTGCAGCTTTGATTTGGTTACTTCGGAGATTCGGACCATCATCATCAGCTGTTATAGCGCCTTTGATGCCGCTGGCGGTTTTTACGGCCGCAATTGGCAATACGATAATTGTCAGGGCAGCCGTTAGGAGGAACCAAGGACGCATCCAGATGGGCCGTGAGCGACGAACACCAATTTCGGCCTTCTTACCCATGGTTCCCTCGCCATTGCCCTCTGCATAGCTATCGTAGAGGTCATAAACGTTGTTCGAGAATTTCCCAGAGCGCTTGTTTAGGTAGTTATTACCGTTGACGAACCCTTTTGTCGCAACTCCGACCGTAAAGGTATTCATCCCAGACATTTCCGAGGTGTTTACAACGTGATGATAGCGTTCACAGACTTGCTTAACGGCAGGGTCCATTTGGCCGTGATTTTGGTAAAGGATTGCTATGTCTATCAACATGTGACGGTGAGCGACGAAGAAAACCTGCATCTTTTCCCACATGTCATTTTTGCGCTTGTTTCGTATCATTTCCTGAAACGTGATCATGCCCTCATCGACAATGACGAGCGGGCCAATGATAGAACTTTCATCCTTTCCCGTTTTTGTTTCACGATGGTAGGTGCGGTCCTCGGACCCAATGTCTTCCCAAGCGTCCCAATGGCCGAAATGGTCCGTGTCGGCAGGAGCCACTTTCGACGTGGACTGGACGAGGAAAAGTAGACCAT